GATCTGATTCCTCTATCTACTCCGATACCAATGGTGTCATCTGTCACGCTGGAATCGGCAATCCTACACCGGGTTGCTCTTCCAAGCCTGACGCCAGCTTTGCCCATTATTGGTTTCCAGAAACCAAAGAGTGGGACTGGCCGAACAGAGGCCCAAAAGGTGTCCTTGCCTCCCTTACCTACCAAGCTTCCCGTTTTGACGTCTCAAGAGAAACGCCTACGGTCTCGGCAGCGAAAATCGCTGTTGAGAAAGCAAAACTCGAACTCGAGTTAGGTTGGAAGGCTAGTTATGGACTAGATGGTGAGTGCCTACCTAATGGTACACCTGAGGTTTTCATGAGAGATGGTTTAGTGCTATCTGTTAGTGAATTTGACTCCCTCATAATTGAGTCTTTTAGTTGGTTGGAACTTGGTGTTCAACAGACATCCTCCGCTCCTAGTTTAGTGAAAGCTATACACAAGGCCATCCTGATCTCTGTTCAGGACAGTACGCCTGGTGTCCCCTTGAATATCTATGGGCCTAAGAAGGGTGTTTGGACATCACAAGCCCGTGCCTTGATTAAACTTGTTCTTTCTCGTCTTAGGATTATGCTTTTAAGTAGATGCCAGGATTTGAGTTCTTTAGAGCTTGTTCATCAAGGTTTTTGTGACGCTATCTATTTGTTTGTTAAGAATGAACCCCATAATGAGGAGAAACTTAAGTTTAATAGGTTGCGATTGATCATGTCGATCTCGTTGGTCACTTCATTGATTGAACGAGTTTTGTTCTCTAAACAGAACAAACTCGAGATTTCAATGTGTGACTACACGTCATTTAAACCTGGTATGGGCCTTAATGATTCTGGCCTCCAACAATTATACTCTTGGTTTTCTAAGAGGGAAGATGAAATGTCGTTATGTAGTACCGATGTTTCTGCTTGGGACTGGTCAGTTCCTGGTTTCTTGCTTGATATGGCTAGAGATTATCGTTTGGCTACCTCTACTACTGAGGGTGCTTACGCTCAGCTTGTTCGCAGTCACTATTACTGTATCCAGCGTAAGGTTTTCCAAAGTCCTGATGGAAATTTGTATGAACAAATTATACCAGGTATTCAAGCTTCGGGATCTTACAATACTTCTTCCGACAAC